TTCTGCTACTACTGCACTGCGAATCGAAAGCGGGTACAGCCTGTCCCCGGCCTTGCGGTCGTTGCCCACAGTCGGATCGGCGGGGACGCCGACCGAACTCACCTCCATCGGGGTCCACTTCGTCGCACGGTACGTGTCGCCTTCCTCTTTCGAGGATTTGTCGAGCGTGTACTCGTTGATCGAGTAGCCCACCGAGATGAAGCGCCGAATCCCGTCCTGAATGTCCGTCTTGACCTGCTGCGCCGGAGCAGAGCGGGAGAATCGGGCCTGGCCGCGAAGCTTTTTGTCGTCGCCGACTTTGACGTTCTCGACGATGCCGATCACGCTCTTGGCGTCGTGCGAGTCGAGAAACGAGAGACCTTTTTTCGCGCGCGAGAGGTCGACCGCATCGGCGGAGTGATCGAGGATTTCCTTCCCGAACCAGCGCTGCACCGGGTACTCCGACGAAATCGAAATGTTGAAGCGGTCGTTGTCCCGCTTGCCGGCGGCTTCCTTCCCCTCGTTGCCGGTGTCGTCGGAGTTCTCTTCATCCGGGTCCTCGTCGTCATCGTCGTCGACGTCGTCCGCAGCCGCGGGCTTTTCGCCCTTGGCTTTCGCAGCCTTCTTCCGCTCGAGCCGGCCGGCGCGAGCCAGTTTTTCCTCGGGAGTGCGGCGCTTGATCGGAACCATCTCGATCACGAATTCGCGCGTCAGCATCGGGAGCGAGTCGCCGAGCTTTTCCTTTTCGCGTGCTGCCAGTGGGTTCGCCATCACCTGCCTCCAATCGAAACGATTCGGCTCGCGGCCGCGGATTTCTTGCCCTTCGCTTCCTCGTCATCGACGTTCGGATCGCTGCCGTCCGAATCGTCCTCTTCGACCACCTGGTCCTTCGGGCCTTTGTCCACGACGGGAGCCTTCGCCTGAATTTGCAGGTCGAGGTTCAGCTTCTTCGCGAGAGTGTTTTCCTGCTCGAGCTGCTCGAACACTTCCTCGTAGTCGCCTCCCTGCTGCGAGATCTGCGCGTCGCGCGTGGTGAGGCCGGCGCCGATGCCGAGGATCGCGGCCTGCACGTCCTTGAGCGGGTCAACCCACAGCCAGCCGCGCGGCATCCACTTCCCCGCCATGAATCGCGCCGGGTCCCTCGAGTCGAGGACCAGCACGCCGGCGAGCAGCGCCATCGGCATCCAACCCTCGAAAATCGGCTGGAGCATCTGCTCCTTCACGAGCGACTGCAGCATCTTCCACTGGTCGCGCTCGATAAGCAGGCCGGAGCGCATCGACGAGTAGTTGACGCCTTCGAGATCGGACGCGAGGCCGTTGTAGGAAACTCCGAGTGAGCTTGCGACGAAACGGAGCATGGCCTTCACGAACGCGGGGAACGCGCCGGCGGGATGGTCGGGAGACCACGCCTGGAAGTCCATGCCGGGCGGGAGCGATTCGATCACACCGGGCTGCGCTTCGATTTTGTACTTCGCGTCGGAGTTCGGCGTTTCGTAGGAGGACGGGTCGGTGTGCTTCAGGAAACCCATCTTCGCGGCGCCGGTGCGCGCGGCGACGAGTTCCGCTTCGACGTACCCGCCGAGCATGCGGAGTTCGACCATGCACGGGTGGTACCAGGTGATCCCGCGCGTCTGGTTGATCCGCTCGGGATCGTACAGGTGGAGCATCTGCTCGGCAGGGATGCGGACGCGCATTAGCGAGCCGCCGAGATCGGACGGGTGCTGCAGATTCACGTGGTAGGCGACGGGCTTTCCCCACGCATCGATTTCGACTCCCATCCTGATCTCGTTCGAATCCTTCGAAGCGAAACGAGAAAACAGGTGGTCTACCTGGTCCGCGTCGAACAGCTGGATCGCGAAGCGGTGCTTATTCGCGAAGCCTTGCACCATGCGGATGAACACCTCGCCGTCGGTCGCGATGTTCTTCAGCACCAGATTCTGGATCGCGCGGAAGGAAAGCTTCCCGTCGACGGTGCAATTCCCTTTTTTGCACCACTCGGTCCACGCCGTTTCGATTTTGGTGTTGAAGGCATCGTTCAGCGTCTGGTCGTTGTTGCGGACCTGCGCCTGGTAACCGATGCCGTTTTCGCCGAGGACATTCGCGGTGAGCAGTTTCAGGTAGGACTTCGCCACGGGGTTGTTGCGGGAGAGCTCGCGCGCGCGCGCGCGGAGGAGCCGCATGTTCCCTTTGATTTCCTGATCGGCGGACAGGATCGCGGCAATCCAGTCCATGGTGAGACGTCCGCCCTGCGCGCCGGCGAACACGGTGAGTGAGCGTTTCGAGGAAAAACCGAACTCCGAAGTGATCCGATCGAGAACTTTGCGTGACCAGGACGGCGCTCTCATCGCTCGAGTCCTGTGACGTCAACCCACGTCGGCGGATAATCCATGTCCTCGTTCTCGGCATGGAACACCACGTGGTAGGGGACGCCGAGCTTGCCCGGATTGTCCTGACGCCAGACGGCCGCGCGCAGCAGACCGCGCAGCTGCATCAGTTCCTTGATCGGAATTTTCGTCACGCTGCGACCGGCGATTTGGTAGGTCTCGATGCCGGTGGTGATCCGTCCAGCGAGCACGGCTTCGACAACCGCGAGCTGATTCTCTTCGAACGTGGCGAACGCGCCGGCGGCGGAGGTCGCTACGTTCGGCTCGATATTGATCACCAGTTCGTCGCCGTGGATGTCGTGAATCTCCGCGGCGCCGGCGCCCGAGGCCGCGTGGGTTTCAGCGACCGCTGCGCCGTTGGGAATCGTGAATGAGCCGGCGAAGCGTCCGTCGAGCGACATCGCGGAGATCGCGCCGCTCGCGTTGTTGCCTCCGTTCGCGAAGCCGCTGATCACGACTCCCATGCCGAGGAAGGGCGGCAGATTCGTGAACGAAGAAAACGAGTAGATCGCATTTCCAAAACCGTCGGGCTCGACGCCGGTGATCACAAAGTCGGTGCCGGGATTCGAGAGACGCTCGGCGTAGCGATACGGGCCTGGGTTGAGCGACGCGGTGTCGGAGGGGACGAACTCGATGAGGTAGTCGTTCGAAAAAACGCTGGCGACCTTGCTGAATTTTTGCGTGAGACCATTCAGGTAGATCGTGTACGTCCAGCCATCCGAGGGAAGATAGTCGTCCAAGGTTCGGGTGAATTTCACCGTCGTGCCGGCCGGGAAGTGGTCGGGCACGCGGTCCTGGACGATGGCTGGCACGACTGAACGTACGAGATTTGCCCTGCGGGGAAAAACAAGAGAGTTACTGACCTGCCCTAAAAGAGAACGGCTCCCGCCGGGGGAGACGGGAGCCGTGCCAGGGCGGACTGCGCTGGAGAACTACTTAGCCGGGAGAGCTTCTGCGAAATGCTTCAGGCGTTCGGCGTTTTTCGCTTTGACCTTGCACTGGAACGGACCCACTTCGATCTGTAGATCGCCGGCCGCGGCCATCTGCTCGATCGCGGCGCGGTCCACCGCTTTCATCACGTACTCGGTGGTCGTGACCATCACGAAGGTGTTCACCTTGCGGTCCACCGGCTCGAAGTGGCCGAGGTCAATCGGCTTTCCGTCCGCGAGCACGTGTACGTCGGTGCCGTGGAGAAACAGCCACTCGGGATTGTTGGAGATTACCACCAGCGAGATCTGTCCGTCCTGCTCTAGCGCCATCAGGTCGAGGCACGGGAAGCAGCCGAGAGCCGGAGATTTAAGTTCCATCGGCCTCATCTGGATCGTAGTTTTGCCAGTGAAGCGATTGGTGGTGACCGTTACATCTTTGTTGTTCGCGGACGCGGTGAGCGCTGACGCGATTACCAGCAGGGCCACAGCGAGTGTTCTCATGACATCCTCCAGAGAGAATTCTGACCCGCAAAGCAGCCCGGGTCAGTAGGACTATTTCCAAAAGAGCAACGTTACCGTCGTGCTGCCTTGCGAAGCCGTCGCTGCTCGCGGAGCCGCGCGAGATCGCGCTGGAATTCCGGAGAGTGCCACGCGCGGAGCACAGCGCGGAGGAAGTAGACGAACCCGAGAAACGAGACAACGAAAATCAGTTCGGAGACGGTCATCAGAACACCTCGCCGAACTCGTCCCGAACGAACTTCGCGAGCACGCCTTCCGCCTCTTCGATATCGGAGCAGACGATTTCCTCTTGGATAATCGGGACGTGGATGCCGTCCTCGGCAATGACCGCGTACACCGTGCTGCCGGTCGGCGAGTCCCAAGTGAACCCGCGTTCGCCGTCGAGCATCTCCCCGAGGTCGATTCCGCGCGCGCGCATCGCCGCGCCGAGATCACTGTGCTCTGCCCGCGTCCATGTGGTCATCGCTTCTCCTCGAATGCCTTCGCCATTTCCACGGCGAGTTCGTGCAGCCACTCGCGACGCCACGCCGCGCGCTGTTCGTTCCACGCGCGGGCTTCGGCGGCGACCTCCTCGAACGAGTGCCCGAACACTAGAGCACCGCCGGAGTGACGTCGACGCGGACGTCCACGCCTTCGGCGAGCAGGCGGTCGTGGAACTTCCACATCTCGTTCGCGTTTTCGAAAGTCTGGAGCAGGATGTTGCCGGAGCGGACGGCGTAGCTGGCTTTTGCTTTGAGCAGCGATTCTGGTAGGGTTTCGGGAGCAGACATGGCGACTAGACCTCGCTTTGTTTGTTAGGGACTCATCGGCGTTGAAGCGCTGGTGGGTCCCGCTTACAAAGCCAGAGTACCGTGACTCCGGTTTGAGCACAATAGGTCTAAAGTACCATTCGATAATTGTACTCAATGATTACCCTTTCGCCTGCCTATCGCCACCCCTGAACCCACGATGACCCGCCGCTTGGCCGCCCCGGACCATCGCCTCCACCGCCCTGCTGACCGCCTCCTGACCCCTTCGGCGGCTCGTCCGGCGGGAGCCGGAGCGCGGCGGCGAGTTCGCCGAGCTTGCGGATCGCCGCCTGCCCGAGGACGTACAGCGCCGAGAGCGCGTAGACCTCGAGGTCGAGCGCCTCGTTGCGCGCGCGCGTCTTGAGATATTCGCGGACCGTGCCCTTGCCACGGCGGTAACGCCGGACCGCCTTCTCGGACGTCAGCTGCGCGAGGTACTCGTCCTCGGCAAAGTCGGGCAGGTGCATGTAGCCCGGACCAGGCGCTGGAATTTTCATCCGGGCGAAGATGCGGTCCTTCGCGGTGTCGGTCCCGATGATCCAGAGCTTCACGCGGTACTGGTTGTTCACGCTGAACTTGCCGAGGATTTCCTTCCCCGACTCGCTCGAGCCTTTCAGCGCGAAAATTTTTCGATGCTGGCGCGCGCGCACGAAACGGTAGACCGAGTCGGTGTGCAAACCGCCGGAGTCAATCATGGTGCAGGCGATTTTCACTTTGTGGCCGGTCGCCGTCTCCCACGTCGAGAGCAGGAACGAATCGACCTCGTTCCACACCGCCTCCTGCCCGGGATCGCCGAAGCATTGCTGGTAGGCGATGAGCCACGATTCCTCCTTGTCGCCCCAACCCTTCACGACGCACTCGAGGCGGTCCGCCTGCACGTCGACCGCGGCGGTGAGCAGGCCGACGCCGTCCGGGACCTCGGCCTGGTATTCCTCGAGCCGCGCCTTCAGCGCGAGCGCCTCGATCGCGTCGCCCTGCTCTTCCCACGTCTCGCCGAGCCGGAGGTTGATGAACGCCTTCAGTTTTTCCGGGTTCCCTTCCTTGTTCGCTTCGCTCCACTCCTGCGCGAGCGCGTGCCAGTTTTCGCGCCACGGCGAGTAGAGCGCGTTGATGTGGAACCCCACGACCGGCCGCTCGGGAAACTCGGCAATCCATTTGCCAGCGTTGAGCATTTGCTGTTTGTAGCGCTCCGGGATTTTTTTTCCGCACGCGCTCGAGCTGCAGAGGTAGGCGACCGAGGCCGGGTCGACCTGCCCGTCGGCGTTCGTGGCGTACTGCAGGCGGTAGATGCCGGTGCCGTTCGGCGGCGCCGGATCACGCCAGCGCAGCGGCTGCATCGTCTGGCAGAACGGACACGGGACGTGGAAGCGCCGCTTGTCGCTGCGCTCGAAGTCGTTCTCGATCGGGCTGAGACCTTTGGGCTTCGCCGGCGTGGAACCCTTCACGATTTTGTAGTTCGCGAATCCGTCGGTGCGCCTGGTGCCGATGGAGATCGGCGAACCCTCGCCATCGGTGTCCAGCGGATATCCGTCCACCTCGTCAAACAGCACCACGGGCACGGGATCGCTGCGGAGGCCGGCGCCGGAGTTCGCGCCGGTGAGCTTCAGGAACCCGCCGGGAAATTCCTTCAGGGATAGCGTGTTGCCGGCGCGCCGGGTCGTCGGCGGTTTGATTTTCTCGCGCAGCGCGGGACAGGACTCAATCATCGGCGTGATTCTTTTTTTGCCGTAGTCCTTCGCGTTATCGATGGTGGGCTGCACGAGCATGATCGGCTGCGGATCTGCATCGATGAAGTACCCGCAGATGTTGTTGATCACCGCGTCGGAGTAGCCCACCTGCGTCGACTTCATGATCACCACTTCGTGAACGAGCGGGTCGAGCACCACGTCCATCATCTCGATCTGGAAAAGTTCGGGCTTGAACGGACCAGGCCGCGAGGTCGTTCCCTTCGGGAGCACGCGGTTGTTGATCGCCCACTGCGAGACGGTGATGTCCGGCGGCGGATCGTAGAGCGCGACGGAGCGCCCGAGCATCGCGATGAGGTTAGCCAGCGCGCTTGGATGACTCTGCGGGACCTGCATGTTTGTAATTTTCCGCCTTCGCGAGGTACGCGAGCGCTTCCTTGCACGCCTTCTCGATGAGCGCCTGCGCCATCACGCGCGACGTCTGGCCCACGACTTCAGGAGCGACGCGCGACGGGATCGCCATCACCCGGGCCTTGGTGGTGAGAATCAGATCGGCCAGCGTGCGTTCGTAATCTGCGATGGAGATCACGAGCGACCGCTCGCGCGCGAGCTCCATCTCGCGGAGGTCGGCGTCGGCGCGGAGCAGCCGCACGCGTTCCTCGCGTTCGCCCACGAAACCGCCGTCGAGCGTCGGGACCGATTTCTTTTCAATCGCCGCCTGCAGGTACCGGATGTACCAGAGCATGCATTTGACGGGATCGAACTGGCCGCGGCCTTCCTTCGGAAGTCCCTCCTTCACGAGCTGGTGGACGCGCGACTCGGTGAGGTTCAGCGCCTGCGCGACTTTTTCCGGTCCGACGGTTGCCATGAGCCTAGCCCGAGACCGGGTCGAGGCCCGCCGGCGCCGGCCGCGTGGATCGCCACACCACGTTGTATTTGAACGGTCCGGTGCGAACGATGTCGAATTCCTCGCGCGGGAATTGCTTGTCGAGCATCTCCACGATGCCGTCGAGCAGGCCCTGCACGCCTTCGGCGGTGTAGCCCTTCCCGCGTTCGGCTTTGAACTTCACGAGCTTGCTGCCGCGGTTCGCGACGTTGAAGATTCGGACGTCGACGCCGGACGTGATCGCGCGCGATGGGATTTCGATTTCTCGCTTGTCGCTCACCGGATTTCTCCGTTCGTGATGAAGCCGTGCCAGTGGCCGGCGGCCTCGGCGTTGACGGATGGCGTCACCGTCAGAGTGTCGAAGTCCTCCCCGGAAACCAGCGTCCAAATAAAATCCGCATCAGCGCCGCGATGGTGCGCGCGGACGTACGCGTCGTCGATGGCCTCGTAGCCACGGCGGTGGAAAACAATTCCGAGCCGCGTCTCGCGACAATGCGGGCACTCGAACGTCAGGCCCACGCGCTGACCGTCGGTCTGCAGCACGAACCATCTCGGATTCAGATCGGTGAGCTTCATGGTCGCCTCGCTTTTTTGCCGGTCGCCTGTTCCCACCGGAGGACTATTACGTCGCAAAACTTCGGCTCGAGTTCGCAGAGGAAGGCTGCGCGGTTGAGCTTCTCGCAGGAGATCATCGTGGACCCTGAGCCGCCGAAGGGATCGAACACCAGGTCGCCGCGCTTGGTTGAATTGCGGAGCATCTTGTCGATGAGCGCGACGGGCTTCATCGTGGGATGGTCCTCGTTTTTTTTCGGCCGCGGGATGCGCGTGATCGTCGTCGCCAGTTCCTTGATCGTGAGCTTCTCGCCGCAGATCACAAACCACTGCTCGCCGAGACGCAGCCGGTAGGTGCCGGGCTCGACCTCGGTGAGCGGAGCCTCGAGCATGAACTCGGAGACCGTCGTGGACTTCCGATCGCCGTACCAGCGGTGCGCGCCCGTGGGTTTCCACCCGTAGAGAATCGGCTCGTGCTGCCACTGGTAGTCGGAGCGCCCGAGCACGAGCGCGTCTTTGACCCACACCAGGCAGCCGGAGAGCTTGAAGCCGGCCTCGCGAAACGCGCCGCGAAAATTCTCGCCCTCGGTGTCAGCGTGGCAAACGTAGACCGCGGCGCCGTCGCGCAGCACGCGGAACATCACCGCGTACGCGCGGAGCAGGAACTGCCGGAACTTCAGGTCCTCCATGTTGTCGTTTTTGATTTTTCCGGCGGAGCCTTCGTAGTTCACGTTGTAGGGCGGATCGGTGAACACCGCGTCGGCCTTCGACCCGCTGAACAATTTCTCGATGGTGAACGGATCTGTCGAATCGCCGCAGATGAGCCGGTGCTTGCCGAGCGAAATCAGGTCGCCGTTGCGCGTGGTCGGCTTCTCCGGCGTCGCCGGCACGACGTCCTCCTCGGTGCCCGGGAGCAGTCCGCCCTGCTCGAGGTTGAGCAGCGCGTTAATTTCGTCGACGTCGAAGCCGGTGGCTTCCAGATTGAAACCGAGCTTCGATAAATCGCCGAGTTCGAGCGCGAGAAGTTCCTCGTCCCACACTGCTTCTTCGTGGACCCTGTTGTCGGCCAGTCGGTATGCCTTCACCTGTGCCGGCGAAAGATCGGTCGCGACCAGCACGGGCACCTCCTTCATTCCGAGCCGGAGCGCCGCGAGCAATCTGGTGTGCCCTACGATGATCACGGAGTCTTTGTCCACCACGATGGGCTGCTTAAATCCGAACTCCCTGATGGACGCGGCGACTTTCTCCACGGCGTCCTCGTTTTTCCGTGGGTTCCGCTTGTACGGGAGCACCTTGTCGACGCTCCACATCTGAATCTTCATCAGCCCGCTCCCTTTTGCTCGAAACTAAAGTGAAGTCCGTAAAAAAATCTCGGTACCAGGCCCGCCGCCGCGCGCGCCGTCACCCGCAGCGCACCACCCCCACGGGGAGGACCCTGCGAGGCGAACAAAAAAAGAAACCACCCTGTCAGGAAGCACGGTCACCGCTTGAACCACCAGACCACACCGAGCACGGCGAACACACCACACCACACACACCACGACGGCACACCACGAGTACGTAGCAGAGCAACAGCCAGAGACGCACGCTCGCGCAGAGATAGAGCAGCAACAGCGGTAGCCATGTCGCTCTCGAGCGACGCCACGTAGATCGGCTCAGGCAGTGGTTCGAAGATGGCCTGGTGCAGAGCAGTGGTTTGTGGTCCATCCCAGTCGATGCCGAATTGCTGCGCCGAAGAAACGAGCCTGCGACGCTCAACCACAACGAGAACATCTGGTGCAACGAACACATCGAATTCGCTCGAATCGCTCACGTTCGCGCCGCCTTCTTCAGAATTTCCTTTGTGAACTCGTCAGTGAAGATCGGACTGAAACGATCACCGATAACTCGCAGCATCGCAGCACGCAAATGGATGTGCTGCGGCAAACGAGCCGCTGGCTTGAACGAGTAGATGAGCACAGTCGCTTCCGGCGAATCGCCTGACGCGATGCGCTGGAAAATGCCGACGTTCGGAACGATGTAAGTCTTTTTTCGACCGCGGCCTTTGTCGAAGCGGAGATTCGTATAGCGCAGCGCCGATGGAACGGATTCGCTGAATTCCGGCCGCGCTGCTTCGCCGGTCAGTGGGATGGAGATCGACTCGCCATGTTGCGGCGTTTTTTCGCCGCCTTCCTCGAGAAACGAGAGAATCAGCGGTGATCCCTGGACTGTGTTGTCGATTCCCACGATCGCTGTGAGGTTCGACACTTTCGAGTACTGCAGGATTTTGATTTTGCTCAGGATGAACTTTTTGCGGATCGTCAGATCGCCAGCGACTTCCTTCCTGCCGGCGTCGACCGCTTCTTTCGCAGTTCGCGTGATCGCGTTGTTCGTCGCAAATGGCAGCTGCCGGAGCACGGCCGCTGTGAGCTTCACGACTTCCTCGGAATCGATGTTGACGCTGATTTTCATTCTTCCGCCTCGATCTCTTCGAAGTCCGCGACACGTTCAACAATCGCGAGCGTGGCGGCTTCAGCTTCCTTGTCTGAGTCGTCGTTCGAGGTCTCCTGAAAATAATCGGCGCGCGCCAGGAGCACGTTTAGCTGTTCTGCGACTTCGTTACGCCACTTCTCCTCGTGAGTGATCTTGAATCGCGTTTTCACAGTGATCGTCACGGTTTCAAACCGGCAGTCGCGAAAAACCAGAGCAGGATGAAAAATCCGCAGACGAAAACATAGCCGCCGATGGTTGCCCACTTGTCCTTCGACGTCGCGAACAGCAGCAATCCTAGAATCGCTGCGACCAGCGGAACTACCCACAGCCGAGCATCGTGATTCATCACTTGCCTCCCTTTGGCACAGCAGACCATGCTCCGTTCAAACCGAGCCGGAGCATTTCGTGCTTCGCGTCTTCCTCGCTGAGAAACGTTTGCGCCTCGAGAATCGTGAACGTGACGCTGAACGGCGCGCGAAGGTTATACGGCATGCGTCTGATCCACGCGCGGCTCATCAGATCGCCGCCTTCGATTACCCACATCTGGACCTCCCGAGATTTCGAGCTTGAAATAAACACGATGCACACGACGAACATCGAGAGCGCGCCAATCCAGTACGCCATCATTCGAACAGGCTCCCCGTCGTCGGCTTCTTCGGCTTCCCTATCCGGTTTGCTTTACGAAACTGCTGACGCGCCTCGCAATCGACGAAGTGGCAAATCAGCATTTCGCAGCCTTCGACCTGCACGACGTGCATCGGCATGTTTGCGCCCGCCGGCGTTTGCCACCACTCCATCCGCGCATCGCAGGCTCGGCACTTCCCCGCTGATCCCTCTCGATATCCAGATTCGAGCAGGGCCTTGCGACTTGTCGGCACTCTAGGATCAGCAGCCATCGTTTTTGCCTTTGCCTGACCAGGAGCCTTCGCCTGGTTTTCCACAGCGACCAGCGCGAACTGCACCGCTCCGAGCCGCTGTTTTTCTCTTCGGTCTACTTCTTACTTCTTTCTGCCGCCATCCGTGGCGGTACGCTACCGCCATCCGTGGCGGTATTGGAAAGCGGAGATTCACTGCTTTTCCACAGGTTTTCCACAGGCTTTTCCACTGGTCGAATCGGCGTCACTTTCGCCCCAAACATCGGCAGCTGAACGGCTGGCGGCGGGATCGCCTTCGCGAACTTCGCCGATTTGAGCAGGCGAACGCGAATGCCTCCGTGGAATTCCCTGCGGACCTCGACCTCCCCGAGCTTTTTCAGGATCGCCATGTGCCGCTGCAGCGTGCGCTCGGATGGAGCAGCGAGCCAATTCGAGCGAATCCATGCGTACCCGAACTCTCGGCCGTAATAGACCAATCCCGACGCATCGGTCTGGTGATCGGTAAGGAACATGAGCAGAGGCACCGCTCCCGATTCCACGAGTGCTCTCGACTCGATCGCCGCCGGATTCATGGCTGTGTATCGAAATTTTCTCACCCGACCAGAGCCTTTCGATTTTCAACGAGCAACTGCCCGAGAAATTCCTTCACGTCATGCGCGCTCCACGCCACGAGCACGACGGCGCCGCGTTTGTGTTTTTCGAGCAGGAACTCGAGCTGCTCCTTCGACGGCGCGCCGGCGGATCGCAGGAATCGCCGTCCCTGATCGCACCAGGCTGGCGCTTTCACCTCGATGTAGAGCGCGCGGCCGGACGGCGCGAGAGTCGCCTCGAGGTCGGAGAATCCGCCCGGAATTTCGCCGCCCGTTCTCGCCGCGGCGAGCATGCCAGCCTGCAGGCCGAGCGAGCTAGCCATCGCAGCGACTCGACCGCGCGCGCGGCGTCCGCCGGCGTCTACGGGAATCGCATCGATGCGGTAGGTCTTGAGCAGCTGCAGAATGTCGCGCTGCACCTGCGACTCCGGGATGCAGGACATCAGGTACAGATCGGAATAATTCGTCGGCTTGAACTGCCACGGGAACGGGTAGCCGGGCTCGCACTGAATGCAGCCGGTCTTTGGCCCGGTGTGGACGTGCGGTCTCGGATTGGCTCGTTTCCTCATCGGGTCCCGATGTCGATGAACGTTCTGAACGCGCGCCGCTCGCGCATCATCGTGAGCAGCTGCTCGAGCGGAATTTCCGCGATGCAGCGCGGGTTGGTGCAGAGCGATTCCCCGACGTCGAACCAGACGCACGGATCTGCGGGATCACCGTCGCCGCCGCCGAGGATGCACGGCGTCAGTTCGGTGCAGCCGCACACGCGGCACTTTCCTTCCACGAGTTCGGTCGTCATTTGTTCACCTCAGTCGGTGCTCGCTTGAGCGCGTTGCGGCAGATCACCGCGCGAAACCCGTCGAGAAATTCCGCGAGACACGAGTTCATTTTTCCGCGAACGATCACCCGGCACAGCGTGCCCTTCCTCTCGGGGAATCCAGGACTCTTCCAGCGATACACGTACAGCTGCTCCGTCATCTTCGGTGACTCCCCACTTCACAACGAGCGACTCGCCGCCGAGCCACGTTTCGACGAGCACGCGCGCGACTCTCACGGCGCTTTAATCTCCCGGAGATCGTCGAGCGATTCGTACATGTTCTCCATGAAGCATTGCTGCTGCGCGAGTTCCGCGAAACGGATCACGCGCTCGGCCGCGTCGCGCTTCGGCGGGCTCAGTTTGTCGAGAATGCCGCGGACGCGGATGATCTCTCTGGAAACCTCGATCACGATGTTGCTCTGCACGTTCCCTCCCCGAGCCTTCCGCCGTGTTACGATTCACTTCATGGTCGACCTGCAAAAAGGCTAGGAGCCGGCGGCGCGCGGAGCGTAAGCCGGCTCCGCTGATTCAGCAGCCGCAATGGAGCACGGTGCGCTCCACGAGTCGACCGCCTTCCTGCACCGCCCTCAGAATCGGACGCAACCCGTGGCGACCGACCGGCGCCGGACTCTTACAGAAAAAACAGTGACGCCGGCGATTGGCCCGATGCCAGCGCGCGTTATACCGCGCGACTTTCCGCCGGTGATTGGCAACCCATCTCGCGTGGCGCACAGCGTCCGCCTTTTTCACTTCGGGGTCGCGAGACTTCTCCCGCATACGAGCCGCTTCGCGCGCGCGGAATTCCGGGTCCTCGGCGCGTTTCACCCGTGCCCACAATCGCTGGTACAGCCGCCGCTCGCGGAGCGTGCCGTTCGATTTCAGACCCGCGCGGAAAAACAGCGCGAGAGCCTCGCGAGGTGAGAGCTTCGGGTTGATCTTCACGGCGTCGCCTTCCGATGTTTCGGGCAGTAGTCCTTGTCGCCGATGCGCTGCGCGCACGCGGTGCAGACTTTCGCGTCGCAGGTGATCTCGCCGCCGCCGAGAGTTTTCGCGATTACCGCGTCGCAGAGCAGCGTCGCCGGCAGAGCGCCGGAGCCGTCGTGGAGCGTCGGGCAAAAACGGCACTTCGAATGCCGAGCGGCGGCGTGCTTCACGATGGCGACGCCGCCTCCGGGCAGATTGATTCGCGAGCACGGCATCAGCCGAGCCGCGCGCGAACGAAGCAATCCTTCGCCTCGAGCAGTTTTCGCAGACCGGCTGATTTTTCCGCGCCGTCGGGGAGCGACGCGTCGAACTGCTGCGCGAGTTCGCAGATCGGCTTCGATACTTCCTGCAGAGCCGCCGGCAGATGCGAAAACTCGAAGTACTTCATGATCGGTGCTGGCATGGTTCCTCCTCGTCTGACTTCGGTGAATTTTTGCCGGTGATCCGGCGCGAGAACTCGTCGACCTGCGAGCGCGTGGGTTCGGGAGCCGGTGGCGGCGGATCGATGTCGGCGGATTTTTTCAGCGCGACCAGGCGCCGCGCGAACCTGCGCGTCTGCCGGACGTCCCACCGGAACGCGAGCCACTCCCAAAGCCGCCTCACGGTCGCCTTACCTGCACTTTTACTTTTGCAACGTCAAAGAACTTCTCGGTCTCTGCGAGGTGGGCCAGCCATCCGATGGACATCGCGACGTCGTGCCTCGCATCGAGCGCATCGACGAATGCATGCAGGAACGAGATGTCCTTGGGGTCGTCGTAGCACATCTCCATCAGCAGCTCGTCGACATCGACGGCTACAACCTCGCCGTGTTGCTTCGCAATTCGCTGCCGGATTTTCCACACCGTCGCGGCCAAAAGGTATCCCTGACCTTCGAGCGCGAGATGACAGACCTCCTGATGAGATCGTTCTTCGGCTTTAAGGCGTTCTTCCAGCATCGCCTCGGCGTTCTCAGCGGCTTTTCTAGCGGCCCAATTGAGCGCGGGATATGAGGATTTCCGCAAATCCGCTCCGAGTTTTGTTTCCGCCCGCTGTGCGCGCTTCACGATTCGACCTCCTCGGCCGCGATGAACAGGTGCGCGGCGAATTCGCCCGGGAGTTCGCGGAGTTCGACCATCGGACCCTGAAACGTGGCCTTGTAGCTCGTGATGGTGAACGCGGTCTCGCCTTTTTTCTGGTGCGCGAACAGGACTCGATCGCCGGCCTTCCAGAGCTTCGCGGGCGTCACGACCGCTCCGCCTTCTTCGCCTCGGCCTTGCGTTTGCGGATGAGCTCCATCACCTGCGGCATGTCGGAGTACGCGAAACATTCCTGGCAGTAGATCGCGCGGTCGTCGACGCGGGGATCGTCGCTGATGTTGATCGGCGGCGGCTCGGTCGCGAAAATTTCCGCGAGACCGAGCGGGAGCCGGTGCGCCATCGCGAGGCCGGCGACGTGGCGCACACCGTCCGGGTTCACGATTCCCACGTGGAAGTCCACGACGCGGAACACCGGACCCACGAACTCGCGGCACACGATGCAGCGCGGAAGTTCGGACAGCGGACTCTGGTGAGTACGGATCGGCGGCTCGATTGCCGGCGGCTCGATTGCCGGCGGCTCGCCTTCCCTTCCCGGCTCAACGTTCGGGCCATTGCACGCTTCCCGCGCATCCCATCGCGACTCACCAGGTGCCACGTTCTCGCCTGCCGGAGCCGCCCTGAGCGGCGCGCGGGAATGGACCTCGGAGGCTCGCGGATTCGCTGATTCGACGGCGCTTTCCCCGCTCTGTGCTTCGTGTTTTAGGGCCATTTTCGCCCCTCCTTATCAGTTCAAGTAGAACTGAATGATGAAACTGCTCGCTTCTAACCGTCTCCCCATCAGCACGTTGCAAGGCACGAAAAAACCCGTGTCCAGCGAGTGCCATCTGGTGCCAAACGCAAATCGAGCAAAAATTACCCGCCGTGCTCCTCGCGACCGTCCGGCGGCGGAGCCGGCGGCTTCGGCGCGACCGGAGCGTCGACCGGCTCGATGCAGTCCTCTGGCGCAGGCCCGACTTCCAGCGGTCCCACCCTCACGCCGAGACCGATCACTCGAGCGCCGAGCTTGATGAGCCATATCCCGATGGCCATCCGAACGCGCAGTTCGCTGACGTCGACCAGCACCGTCAGCGTCGCGTCGTGCGGGTCGAGCTTGCGGACCGTGTGCGTGAACTCAGCCATCACTCACCTCCTCGGTGTTTTCCGCCGGCGTGGAGGACAGACCTGGTGCTCGAAAAGCATCTGCCCGAAACGCGCCAGGATCGTCACCGGACGCCAGGACGAGCCGCCGATCGGCGCGCCGCATTTGTAGCAGTCGACCTCCGGCACAAGGGCTGTGTCGAAACCCCACCGCGGGTCAGCGGTCGGTGACCGGGTGCAGCGCGCACACGCGCATCGCGACCAGCGACCAGGCTTGTGGCGCGCGAGTTCCTTCACGATGCCCTCCGAATCCGGGAGCGCCACACCGGAGACGGACAGCCGTGCGCGAGAGGGTTCGGCTCGGTACGGTCGGTCTTCGCGATGAGACCGCGCTTTGCGGCGCGCGCCAGCACCGGACCCATCGCCCGCTCGCTCCGAGTCTTCAGTTTCATCGCGCGGAGTTCGCGAGTGATCTCCCACCCGGAAAACTCGTCGCGCGTTTCGGCGAAAAACCTCAGAACTTTCTCGGCCATGTCCGTCCACTTTTCCTCGGCGTTCGCCTCGACGCGCGCCATCCCGATGTCGCGCTCGCGCTTCCAGTTCGGGAGTTCACGCGGATCGCGGCGCGCGCGGCGTTTCTTCGGCGGATCACCGAAAAGTGTGGCCTGCTCGTTCAAACCTTCCCCTCTTTTTTCGAGACGGCGCGCCGTCGGTGCTCGGCGGACAGGTGGGAATACTTCATGGTTTGCACGATGCTCGCGTGACCGAGCAGTTCCTGCACCACGCGAATGTCGGCGCCGGCCATCACCAGGCGCGACGCGAACGTGTGGCGGAGATCGTGCCAGCGGAAGTTCGTGACCTTGGCCGCATCGCACGCCGTTCGAAACCACTGGCGGAGATCGCGCACAGCGCCCGAGTTCGCATCCGGGCAGACGAACTCCTTCTCGCCGGACATCGCGCGGAGCTTTTCGAGCGCGGCCTTCGCTTCTTCGTTGAGTTGCACGTGCCGGCGGCCGGTTTTGCCACGCACCGTCATGACGTCGTGCTCGACGTCGACTTCCGCCCACTTCGCGCCGTACTGCTCGCCGCGGCGCATGCCGGTCGAGACGGCGAGTTCGAACTCCCACTCGTGCTGATCACAAACGAACTCTTTCCGCAGTCGCGTCTCTTCCTCGGGCCTGAGCCATCGGACCCGAGCCTCGTTCTCTTTCCAGCGCGCGACGCGCTGGCACGGATTCGCCGTGGCCTTGTTGGTTTTCACCGCGTAGGCAAAGCAGGAGCTGATGAACGAGCGGTAGCGGTTGATGGTCGAGCCGGACCGCCCCTCGGCCATTCCGCCGAGCAGTTCCTCGATGCGCGCGCCGGTGAGCCTGTCCATGCGGATGTGACCCATGATCGGTAGCAGGATCGCGAGGCGGGATCTGTCGGTGTAGAGCGAGAGCGGCTTCAGGCGGGAGCCTTTCGCCCGGATGTTTTCCTCGGCGAGTTTTCGGAACGTCCAGACGCGCTTCTGGCGCGGCGCGATGTATTCGTTCTTTGCAACCTGCGCCTTTCGCTGCCGGATGAGGTCGAGCGCCGCCGTGAGCTTCCCCGCCTTCTCGCGCCGGCGGTTGCCGTCGGAGTCGGTGTAGGAAATCCAGTGGACGCCAGAATTCGGCGGACGCTCGAACACTCCCGGAACTTTTTGCATGGGACCTTCTCCCCGGCAGGCGTGAGACTTTACGCAGCGTCGGAAGGGCCAGTCTCAAGAGCGCCCAGTGGTGCATCCATACGCGCGGCCTTTCCTGCCGGGGAATCTCGTTAGCTGATGATCGGCGACTTCGTGATTTGCGTTGCGAGCCAAGCCTTGATCGCGGCGACTGCGGCGAGACGCCAGCGACCGCCGTCACCCTCGAACAGAGCGAGATTGACGGCGCCGTTTGCGACGCGCGCGCGGAAGATGAAGGTGCAAACGATCTGGTCGATTTCGGCAAATGTGCGGAAGGGAGCGAGCGAGACGCGCGGCTGCAGCGGGAGCGTGGTCTTCAGCACCACACCAGACTGCACGTTGACGCGCTGCGTGATGCCGTCGTCCTCATTCGCGACGCTCGAGTCCGCGGAGATTTTCGACGCCGTGGTGATTACGTAGTCGAGGTCCTTCGCGAAACTCCCGTCGTCGTTCTGAATCATCACCCGCTGAAATCCCTGCTGCACCGCGATGATGAAATTCTCGGTGGTGAACCAGGTGCCGAACAGGAAGGACGGACACTCCTTCGGGTACTTCGCGGTCGCGTACTCGGTGCGCCGGCCAAACTCGTCGGAGACGCGGCCGAGCAGAGAGACGGTGAACGGGTCCTCGATGTGAACGAGCAGGTCGTCGTTCTCTTTTGCGTTCTCGAACTCGCCGTCTAGCAGGTCCACCAGACCCTGCAGAGTCGAGACTCGAATGCCGTCGGCCTTCGGCGGCGCGAGCAGTTGCATGGTTTTATCGACGTACGTCTTGTCTCCGAACACAATCTGGTTCGGAACTGCGAGTTGCAACACCCGATCTATGGCCTCCTTGATCACGGAGAGCCTCCTTCAGTTTTGGATTTTTGCTGCTACTGCACGTCGTTCGAGGCTGCGAGCTTCCCATCGAACATCCGTTGCTGCTTTGGATCGTGCGGACGCGCGACCATCACGAGTCCACGCCGCTCCAGAAACACAGTCCCCTTCACGGCTTCGACCGGGACCGTCTTCGATTTGCAGGCGAACGTCACCTGCGCGCCGGAGCGGTCCTCGAACGGCAGGATCGTGAACTCCAGCGTGATTTTTCTTTTGGCCTCGGGGTCCGTGTTGACGTCCGCGATGTTGGCGAGCACCTGCGCGAACTCCCGCTGAAAAACTTCCTCAATCGCACCGCCGCAGAGATTCGACAGGCTGACTTCCTCTGGTTTTGAGTCCATGGTTTCCTCCTTCGTGATCGCGGCCGGCTTGCCGGACGCGGGTGAGACCGTGAAGTTCGCGGAAGTGTTCGTAGATATCCTCGAGCGAGAGCGCCACGTGGCGACGCGCTGCGAGCCGCTGAATCCTGATCGCGTTTGCGGGATGGGGAGACGTCGTGCCGCGCAGCCAGTGGTAGATCGCCGAGGGTTTTATTTCGAGACGAGCCGCCAGAAGTTCCACTCCATAGCTGCGAACGAAGCGCTCGAATGTTGACCACTCACCTGCCGGTGCGCCGTTTTGCAATTTTTTCCTCCCCTCGACTGCCCACACCCGGTATCGATTCCCGCTGCGACTGCCGGACTTCGCCCACTTCGAAACTATTTTTTATGCTGCTCTGGATTTCACTTGCGTCGACCAGCGCGTCTGCCGCATGTGATCACTGCACAAAAACTGTGGAAACCTTTCACGAGTCGAGAGCGTCAACAGAGCCGAGGCGGACAGTACAGTCCTTTCGGTCCAGACGTCACCCCGCTGAATTTCCCCTCGGACCTGCGAGCCACCTCGCACACCACAAAACGAATGGGGGAACCTGAAAATGGCGGATGATGCGCTGCTGCTGGAGTACCTGCTCGGCTGTTCCGAAACCTCGATGCAGAACGTCCTGCTCAACAAATTGAACGACGCGCGGAATCGGCAGAAGGAACTCACCGAGTTGCTGGAGCGCTGGGCGGAGGTCCGGGCGGAAGCGCTGCTCTTTGAATGGTTCGGAAAACACGGGCCAGAGCTGATGGCGAGGGTTACTAGGACGCAAACGATAACCGAGTTACAACGGCTCGCGGAGCCGGAAAAGCCAGGTCCACAGCGCCTCGAAGATTTCCGCGAATCCCTGAAAAACCTACTGGAATCAGCCTGATGGGGTACGGGAGTAGCGAGATAGTTACTAAAATTGCAATGGGTATTATGTTGTATATCCGGGACGAACGAATCCCACGTGTGTATATTATGTTGCATGTGCGCGCTGACGAAACAGGTGGGAAGGACGGCGAGAGGCATTTAAGCAGCGACCTGCGGAGGGGATTTTCTGAGCCGGCGGAAGTACTGATCGGCTTCCTGATGAAGCAGCCGGCGCGCGACCTCGCTGACGTCGGTGCGGAGAAAGCGGGCGAGGCGCTGAAACTTCCGCTTTTCCCCCACGCTGACGCGCAGATGGATGCGTTCCTCGCGCGCTTTTGGGCTGGCTGCCATTTGGATGGCGTGACCTTACCCCGCGTACGCACAACGTGTCAAGCGCCGCCCTGTGCAAAAGTGAGCAAAACTATTTGCAGTGACCCGTCCCGCAGACCGCGGCGACTCCCCCGAGCGCGCCGATGCCGAGACCGATCGCCGTCCACTTCGCCGCGCGCTTGATGTGCTGCCACTTTGATCCGCCCTTCGCAACCGTCACCGCCGCATCCCGCTCCTTCGTGACCGCAGCGAGCTTGACCGCATCGTCAGCCTTGTCCGCCTGCGCCGCGGCGAGCTGAACCTTGCATTCCTGGCAGGCAGCGCCGAAGTCGGCGAGCGCCTTCAGGTCCTGGGTGGGAAGATTCGCTACCGGGGCGTCCGGGAGCGCGCCTGGCGCCGGAGCCGTCGCACCAGGGACGGCGTGCTCAACCGTAATGGGCACCGGGAGGGGTATAGACGCACGTATCGCCCGAATCGCCTGTGTGGGCGTCTGAACGGCTTTCTCGGCCTTTTCGATGGTCTCGACGGTCGCCTTGGCCTGATCGTCCCGGGTCGTCTCGCGTTTTGTGGCGTCGGCGACCACCACCTGCTGCGAAGCGAGCGTGGCCTTCAGTTTCGCGGCGTCCTGCCGCGCCTCGCGGAGCGCGCCGGCGATGACCAGGATTCCGAGCAGCCCGATAACCGCGCCGGCGATTTCCCACTTGGCTCTGAGACTAAGCATGAGGTGCTCCTTGCATCGGGTCCGGTCCCGCCGGCGGACGCGGCCCGAGCATCTGCTCCGCTTTATCTTCCTTCCACGAATGGCCGATCACGAGACCGCCGAGTCCGACCATGAACTCGACGTACACGTGGTCGAGCCGATGCAGCGCGTGGAACACGTTGCCCGAAACAAAAAACGCCATGAAAAACGCAGTAGTCCTCCCGTGCGTGATCGAGAGGACTTTCTGCGCGGTCTTGCGGAGCCAGTCCATACGCGCCTCAGAGTTTGTGAAGCAGGTGGAAAATCACTCCGACGAGGATCGCGCCGGCGAGGACCGCGATTCGGTCGAGCCACTTCGACTGCGCTCCGAATTCGGCTAGGATCACGGACGGCAAAACCATCGCCAGCAAAAACACTGCGACGCACACTCCGATTATTTTCGGGAGCGGGAGCAGCACCGCAGCAACGATCATTCCGATGACCAGGTGCAAAATGTGGTACTTCGCCAGATCTGCTTCGACTTTTTGAATCGTCATGCTGTTACCTCCGTTTGGATTCCCGCCTGCGGAGGCGGGGTTTTGAGAGCGGACACGAGCTTCGTGACGGCGTCGATGTAACGCGGCCATCCGGTGAGACCGCCGTTCACGCGGCGTCGGACCATCTCCCAATTTTGTTGATCCGCGTACTCGCGGATCTGGCGCTCCCGGAAATACAGCGCGAGGATCACGGCGGCGACCGAGGGGTCGAGCGCGAGGTCGGGATTCGAAACCAGGTCGCGTCCCATCTCTCCGCCGAAGTGCTCGTAGTCCCATCGCCCGGTGATCTGCACGAAACCGCGGCCGCGAAATTTCGCGCCGTCGCCCGGCTCGTCGTTGCCGAGGTCCTTGCGGTTTTCGTACAGGTTCGTGAGGTAGGCCGGACCGCCGCGCTCTTTGATCGGGCAGAACGTCCCGGTCTCGACCGAGATCGTCGCAATCGCGGCGACGGCGCACATCGGCGAGTAAATCATGCAGCCGTCGAGCGCCTCCTCGACCAGCGGCCAGTTCGCCGCGACGTTCGCGACAGGACCGTAAGGCCCGAGGATCGCGGAGATGAGCGGGACGGGCAGAGGAAAATTCATAGGTCCTTCAGGTAGCGCGCCAGCATTTCGCGGTCCTCTTTGCTCTCGGTCATGACCATCAGCACCAGCGTGAAGTTCTTCTCGAAGCGGCGGCGGCCGGCGCCGATGCCGTTTATGTCCTTCCGCATCTGGCTGATCCGCGCGTACAGCGCGCCGGCCGCGAAAACCGCGCCGATGAGCGCCCAGGCGATTTCCGCGATGTGGTTCACTGGAACTGTCTCAGATCGAATTCGTCCGGGAACTCGAGCGCGTCGAGTTCCTTGGCGAGCTCGACCATCCGGGTCGTCAGCCCCTGGCCGTAGGACTTACGGGCTTCGTCGATGCGCGCGCGCAGCATCTCGCGCTGCACGAATGGCCTGAGCACGTCGCGGAAGTCCGCGTAGTCCGGGTCCCGCTTGTACTTGTCGCGCATCTGCACCAGGAACGATTTCGCGACCGCCGCGATTCGCCCCTCCGCTGTCTGGTCTTCGTGGATTCGTCCGTTCACTTTTCCCCCGCGCAGTTTTATGGATTCATCAGGAACGTCAGCGAACGAGGCTGCCCCGCGAGAGTCCCGTTCACCGGAGTGAGCGTGATCGTCGTCAGGTGGGCCAGGTTCGAGTCATCGATGACGCGTTGCGCGTGGGTGTAGGTGAAAGTCTTCGCGGTGATCCCCGTCACCGTGCGAATCAGAACGCTGTTGATCGAAATCGCAATCGTGTAGTTCCCTTCCGGGCCTCCGGCGACGTCGCCGGCGTTCTGCGCCACGATGAAGGGACCGAGGCGATAGCGATGGTTCCACGTCACCGTGACATCCCCCGAGGTCGTAGAGGGAAACGCGGTGCCGTTCACTAAAACATTTCCCGGCGGGTAGGGCTGCAGCGCGCGCTGCGCGAGCGTGACCGCGACGTCGGACTCACTGGTGATCGGGAATTCGGCGCCCAGGGTGTACGGCGCGAGCTTTACGTTGGTGGTCATGATCGCCCCGTCGGAAAGATTTGACCCTGGCCCGTGCTCGAGAGACCGCCCGGACCGTTGTTCACGCAGCCGAGCGAGAAGATGATCGTCGGATTAAAAAACTGCACGAAGCCGCCCGACGGCGGCGCGCTCACGCCCATCGAATAGTTCGTCGGGCCTGATCCGCCGGAGCCGGGAATTTCCCCGCCGTCGACCGGATGATTCAGAGTGTCCGCGTTGAAAGTCGACATCCGTCCTCACTCGTAGCGGTACAGCGTTCCGTTGCCCGACGAATTGCCGAGCGGCTCGTTGGTCTGCATGGTGTTGGCCTTCGAGCAGTACATCGTGTGATTCGAGCCGTAGTACGGGACGATCACCGTCGCGCCCTCCACGATGTCGCCGCCCCTTGCAAACGCCATCGCCATGCACGGGTTATCGAGCTTGCCGATGACCGGGAAAAGCGGACCGAGCGCGATGTTGGTCCCCACGACTCCGCTCGACAGCGTGGTGAGCGCGGTGATGTGAGCGGTCTCCGCCGTCAGCGTCCCGCCGAGCGCCGGCTTCTGGATGATCTGCTGCGCGGCGTTCCTCGTCCCGCTCGTTCCAAGGTTGGTGACCAACATGAAATAGGAATCGGTGTCGGCGCCCGAGCTGTTGTGCGAGCGCTCGACCGCGAAGAAAAACGGATTCGATGCGCTCGCCGCGTTCAGGAACAGCGCGATCATCACGCGCGACGTGTCGCCGGAAAAAATCGAGGTGTTCCCGACTCCGGTCGTGCCTACGATGGTCGTCGAGTGCGAGAGCGTGGAGGTTGTGTTTGTGGTGATCGTCCCGGACCCGTTCGATGCGACACCCGCCGTGATCTTGAACAAAACCGAGTTCGCCGTCGAACCCTGCCCGTACTCGAGTCGCAGGAAAATCGGCAGCGTCGAGGAACTCGCATCTTGCGATTCCCAAATTTCGTAGATCGTGTTGGTTGATGTCGGGACGGTCGTCTGCGCGGTCGTCGTGCCGGACCCCGCGTGCGTCTCGTTCACGCCGCTCGCGTTCGTCGCGGTCACGGTGCCGGAGCTTCCTCCCGAGACAGCGGTTAGAGTGAGCGCGGTGTTGTTTCCGCTGTTCGAAAAGCCGCTGAACGTGACGCTCATTCCCGCGCGCGGAGCGGGCCCCGTGAAACTGGAATAGCTGATCGTCGCCGTCGTGCCGGACATCGCGACCTGCGTGCAGGTCAGCACCGTTGCGGTCCACACTGCCTGGCCGGTGTCGTTCGTCTGCAGCCATCCGATGGAGGCCATCCACGCGGAGATCGCCTGCGCCCAGGATTTAAAATCCGCGAAGGAAGTCGTTCCCGGCACGCACGTCGAAAGCAGTTGCGTCGACATCTAAGCCTCCTCGATTTTGCAGGTCATGGTCACGCCGACGGTCGTCGTCGAGCCGCTCAAATTCTCGATGGAATACGAGATCTGCGAGACTACCGTCGCCTCGCAGTTCGCGCCGTACACTTCCGGCGAACAGATGAAATTTAGGCCGGTGATCCCGTTCAAAACGAAATCGCAGATCACGCCGTGCGATGTTCCGATCGCCGGCACCTGCGTCGGCGGACGCGAAGCATCCGCGGCCATCTGCGCGGCGGTCGAATAGAGCCGCACGCGGCACGCGCACGTCGCCGAGAGCTGGGTGATCGCGAAGGATTTCCCGATGGTGACTGTGCCGGTTTGCGATGCAGCGTTCGCGAGCGAGCCTGTCGTGACCGTGACGTTGCCGCGCGAGGCAATGGTTCCTGGCGGACCCGTCGCGCCGGTCGCGCCAGTCGGTCCCGTCGGACCCGTTGGGCCTGTAGGCCCTGTCGGACCCGCAGGACCCGTCGCGCCTGTCGCGCCCGCCGAGCCGGTTGCGCCCGTGCTTCCCGTGGCACCCGTCGAGCCGGTTGCGCCGGTTGGACCCGTCGGGCCTGTTGCGCCTGTCGGACCAGGAGCGCCGGCGGTCGGGACAGTCGCGGGTTTCAGGAAATCGAAACCCATCTCGAGGAAAATTATGCGCGTGCCCGTCGGATGATCGGCCGGGATGGTGTCGAAGATTCCGCGCATCACCTCGGAGATCGTGTAGCTGCCGTCGCTGTTCGGCGTGACGGTTTGCCACGAGCAGATTTCTCCGGTGTCGACGAACATCAGAAGATTCGCGCCGTTGGTAAGACCGGATGCAGTCGTCGAGGCGAGCTGGTCGAGATCGCGCGCGCCCGTGGCGGAGAGCGTGAAGCCGGTCGCGTCGATGGCTGCGGTGTTGATCGGGTAGTCCGCCTCGGTGAGGCCGGAAGGCATGAATCCGTCAATCGTTCCGTACGAGGTGTAGCTCGAGCCGCCCGTCTCGTCCGCGAACATCTCGAAGCCGCGGCTGATCGAATCGCCGCGCACGCAGCCGACGGAGATGCGCTCGTCCGAGGAAGTGGACATCGCGTAGGGACTCTCCATCGCCAGCTGGTAATCCGGCGCCGCCGGCGACGTCAGCGGATTCACCCATCCAGAAACTGGCGGCGCACCGAAGGCGGTGTCATTGATCCCGAAAATATCCTCGACCGCGTCGATGGTGATTTTTCCATCGGTGAGTTCCCCGTAGCCGATGCGCGTGATGCGGAAAATCTGGTTGGTGATCTCCAGCGGCGCCCACGTGAAGCGGAACACTCCGCCTGGGCGGAACTGCCACGCGGTGCGATTGCAGACGAGTTTTATTTTCGACAGCGGGTAGGTGAAGGTTTTCAGCACCCTCGTCTGAATCAGCGATGCCGCGGCCTCCTGCGAGATGCCGAGAAACTCGATGGTCTGCGGCCGCACTTCCTGGGTGATCGCGTAGTTCGCCGCATCGTAGCCAGTCACGATTCGCGAATTGAAGTTGTTCAGGCGCGACAGGAATTTGATGTTGACCAGGTTGGTGGTCTCTTCCCACGAGCCGCGGGAAAAGTCCGGCGTGCCGAGGACGTTGTCGACCGTGAGTTCGGGCAGCGTGGTGGGATCGTAGTCCGCGCGCGCGAGCTTGATCGTCCACAGGCCCGTCGCCGGGTCGGTGTAGAGCACGCCATCGATGTGCCGCATGATTTCGCCGATGAGATTGTCGGCGGATGCCTGGGTGTCGAACTGCATCGAGAGGCCGAGACCCTCTCCCTGCAGCACCGTGCCCACGGCCTTAAAGTTCGCGATGTCCACGGTCGAGCTGGGAATTCCGAGTCCGAAGTCGACGTCGGTGAGCAGGTCATAAACCATCGCGGCAGGATTCGCGTCGCCGTTCAGGTTGGCCCACGAGGAACCCATCGCGAACGGGTCCGGCGTGCGCCGGATGATGAACGCGAGCGGCTTCAAATAGTTCGATGTGCCCTGGTAGAGCTGCTCAAACACGGAGTAGCAGAGCCGCGGGTACGCCGGCGCGATTTGCGCGTGCTGCGTCACGATGACGAACTGATCTCCGACGCTGAACTGGATGGAGCCGGTGTCGATGGTGAAATTGATCTGGTTCGCGCTGAACGCATTGTCCGCGAAGCAGCTGTGCGAGCCGTCGGCGTTTGGATTGATGGCCGTGATCGTCCCGGAGAGAGAACCCACCACGCTGAAGCGCATCTTCAGGAACGTCGAGTCGCTGGAGTTGTTGTCAATGCCGACCGCGGTGATGGTGATCGTCTCGTTGCGCGCGAACGCGCCGCCGGACTCCGCGGTGATCGTGCCGTTCCCCACGCCGGAGTAGGTGTAGCCGATTCCCGACTGGTCGAGAGCGACGCGGCCCTGCACGCGCGAGAGATAGTCGTTCGGCTGCTGGTTCGGCTGGCCGTAGTAGAAGTCGATGGTTCCGGCGATGCCTCCGCCGCCGCCGGCGTTTGTCCCGCCGAAAAGATTCGGCGAGTTCGCGAGCAGTTGCAGATAGTTGAGCGTCCCGTTGCCGTTCAGGATGTTGTTGGTGGTGTACTGAATGTCTTTCTTGTCCGCCTCGATCGCGAGGAGTTCGTCGACCTGCCCCTGGCAGAGCGCGAACTGGCAGCCGAGGTAGTACTGGAAACCCTGCGACTTCGCCATGCCGAACGAAAAAATCACATCCAGCGCCGAAGGCTTGATCGGCTTCACCAGCAGGTCACCCCACCACACCGTGTTCCCGCCGCCGATCTTCACCGTGCCGTACACCACGGGGATCGCGCGCCCTTCCTCCGCCGTCGGAATCGAAAAGTCTCCGAGCGCGCCCGGCGTAGGCCCCTGCGGATGCGGAGCGAGCAGAGCGCCCACGACAGTCGTTGCGACGAAAAGCAGGAGCACCAGCCAGAAGAAGACTCACCACCCCTGAAGCGCTAGCCTACCGACGCGCTTCCATCGAAGGGATTGATCTCAGGAATCAGATCGAATCCCAAAAAGTTAAAACTGTTTTTGTACGCCTGGCATGCCGCGAACGTCAGCTGGCAGCCGGCGGTGCCCAGCACCGCGCTCCCCACCTGCAGGCCCGTGATCGGCGAGAGCAGCGTCACGCTCGAGCCGGAGTTCGAGACAATCATCCGCACGAAATTTCCGAAGCGAAGAAACCCGCCCGTCAGCGAGTCCGGGAGCGAAGCAAAACCCGTGACCGTCAGCACAGTCCCGGTCGAATCAATGGTCGCGACAGTGCCGGAGTAGGTGTGCGCGGCGAGATCAATTCCGCAGCCGTTGTCGCCGAAGATGTGGCCGCAAGGCGACTGGTAGAGCTGGCGCGGGATCTTCCGCTGCAGCAAGTACTGCGACGAATTGCAGGTGAGCTCGCACTGGTCGGTATAGCGCGCGCTCGCTACCGTCCCGGTGAAAAGCACGACGGTCTGCGTGTCGCCGTAGTGCGAGCCGTAGACCGTGATCGCAATTGGCGACGTCGGCAGGTACGGGAGCAGGAGTGCCGCGAGCGGATGCGTGTCGGGGAGAAAAACTTTCATCTGCCCGGACACGACCTCGTTCGACTGCTCCATTTCCGAACGCGTGATCGTCGTCGGCTGGTAGGTGTTGCCGAGGTAGGTGATCGCCTCGTCCGCGTTGGTGAGAGCGAAGAAAATCCCGGTGCCCTGAAACAGATACAGTTCGTAGGGCTGCGCGCCGCTCGGCAGCTGCTCCTGTGCATCGAACGTCACGACGGCACCTCCCGGGGAACTTCCTTCAATTCGAGGTTCGCGGTCGCGAAGTCCGCAGTCTCCCACTCGATGTCAACGTCATCGGACCCGAGCCGCGCGAGCGTGAGGAAAGAGATCATGGTGCTCGCTGCGGGAAAGGCTGTGCCGGTCGGCGAGTCGAGCACCAGCGATTCGGTGCCGTTGCCGTTGTCCTCCGCCGCGGTGATTTCCCGATACACGTTCGGACCGCCGCTGATCGGAATGAACGAGATGAAACGGCGCGACTGATCCGGGAAAAAGAAACGCGAATAAAACTCGCTCTTGATCACGATGCCGGTGTCGGTCGGCCCGACGTCGCCATTCAGCACCAGGTCCTGATCCCAGGTCGGAATCCAGAAACTATTGAGCCGGCCAAAGCGCCGAAGGATGAACGCGCGGAAAGTGGTGACGTTCGAATGGCCGTCGAGCCACCAGGGAAACGGCTGGCCCACGATGGCAGTCCCGCCCTTGTCCACGACGGTGACCGGACCGATCTTCGGATCGATGGTTACCATTGAGCGCTTGTAATTGCGCTTCAGCGGCGCGCCGGCCCAGTTCGGCGGAATTTCGAGAACGTCGATGGATTTGTACTGCGTGAGCGTGGTCGTCGGCGCCGGAGCCGCTTGCATCGCCTCGCCGATGAACTGCACGTCAATCTGGTCTATCTCGCTCGAGTAGCGCGCCACGTCTATGGAGTCGCTGATGCGCGCGAGAAAAACCGGCATCACCAGAATCGCGGGATTCGCCGTCCAGTTGAACTGCGTCGGCGAGAGCACGGTGATCGCGGAGGGCGAGACCGCCTCGATCGTCAGCGCCTCGAAGGTGAACTCATCCTGAAAGATGCAGCACAAACCGCCGGCCGCGAACTGGCGGTCGACCGTGTTGCACGGGATCGAAAACGAACCCGCGGCGACGTTCGCGGTGATCGGCGTCGCGTCCGGCCACCACGGGACGCCGTACGGCTGGTCCTGCCATCCCCATATCAGCGACTCCATGCCGGCGGCGTTGCGCGCGTTGAGCGTGAGCGCGCGGAAGCGCAGCGCGCGACGCGGGAACTGCCGCAGGCCGCGCCGCTGTTCGTTGTCCGAATACGCGGCGAGCACGTCGGTGAGGTAGGAGATGGACTCGGCCATCCCCTCGGACCAGTCCGGCTGCACGGAAAAAAGCACGATGCGCGAGCCGGTGACCTCGCAGTCGGCGCCAGTGAGTCCCGAAGCAAAAACAAAAACCACGTCCTGGTCGATGTTCGTCGAGCCGGATGACGGGACAGTCGCCTGGTAGATTCGCGAATCCTGCGCGGCGTAAAGCAGCGGCTCGCCCAGCGGATCGGCCAGCGTGAGACCGCCCGAGCCGGTGATGTTGATCGCCGTGAGGACGTCGTCGTGATTCTGGCGGGTGTTCCACACCTCGATCGCGAATTGCGTCGCGGTCAAAACGAACTGCAGCGCCTCGGTGCGAGGCAGCACGATGATCCGCTCGAACAATAGTCCACCAAAAACCGAAGCCTGCGCTCCGACTTTCGCCTTGGATACGAGCGAGATGGAAGGCTGCGCGGGACCATGCGCGCTGCGCTCTGCGGTCGAGAGACTGACGGACCGCGCGGTGATCTCGGTCATCCCGGTGACGTCGCTGCTCGAGTTCTTCGGGGAGACCTGCCCCGGACCGACGAGCAAAAGTTGACCCGCAAAGGTTGACATCTAGGCCTTGAGCACCGCGAAATTCGGAAACATTTTGTAGGTCTGCCCGCCGATCGAATACTCGCTGGCGTTGGAAAAACCGTTCCCGACGCCGTTCGTGCAAAACACCGTGGGCAGCGAGCCGAGCATCGAGAAACCCGTCGTCGTTCCGTCGCGCAGCGCCCAGAGATAAACCGGGAGAAGATTCGCGCGGCCGTCCTGCGCGCTGGTCTGCAGAAACTGAAACTCGGACGGGCCGTCGGATTGCGCGTAAGACGGGATCGGCGACGTCGATGTGATCGAATGAGCGCGAACGGAACTCGCGCCAGCCTTCCCGGTGTATCCAGTCGTCCCTGCTGTGTTCGGCCCGATGCTGATCCACTTTCCGGTGAACGAGTCCACGTCCGCGCGGACGTAGCAGACGTTGTTCCCGGCGAGTGAATCCGCGTTGGTGCCGGGACACGCGGCCGTCGCGGAGTAGCCTGGAACATTGGCTCCCGGAGTCGGATCGCTCGCCTGGAATCCGTTCGCGCTCCCGAAAAAATAAGCGCCGCCGGTGATCGTGCCGGCAGTGACCAGTGAGCTTCCCCATCCCACATAGGCGAAAAGTCCTGGAGTGACCTCGATGACCACCACGACGTTGTTCGCCGCCGAGTCGGTCATGAAGTAGTAATTCGTGAACGGGCCAGCTGAAGTGTAGGCGGCCGCGCCCACGGGAGCAGAGCCGCCCGATTGGATCGGAGCGCCGGTGATCTGATTGTTCCAGGGCTGCCCGGAGTTGAAGGACGTCCCGGTGTAGATCGCGAGTGAGTACGCGGTACTCCCAAAATGCGACTGCCACACCGCTTCGTTCTCCGCGGCGCGCAGATGCACGTAGTTCGCGCTCTTGTGGAGGTGCGCGCGCCAGCCTAGGCCCTCGCTAGCGGACAGGTCCGTCGTCCAGCCGTTCGCCGCGAGAAAAGTGACGAGCTGCTGCAGCAGGTCGGTCGTGGAGGTCGCGCTTCCGTTTTGGTAAGGCATCAGGCTCTCCTAGCTGAGTCGGACCGCGAAAAAATCCGCCTTGGTGTTGCGGAAGACGTTCTGCATCACGAGATAGGTGACGCCGGCGGCATCGGTGATGGTGTTCGTCGCGCCCTGCGAAAATCCGGTTATCGCCTTCACTCCCTCGAGTTCGCCGTAGACGTTCGGCGTGTTGTCATGCAGCACGATGGGCAGGAGCGGATAGCTGCCGTCGAGATTCGGCCGCCAGTCCCAGTTCGTCGGCGTGACGCCGTCGTAGGGCCAGACCTTGCCGAACGTCGCGTCGGCCGCTGACGCTGAAAATCCTCGCCAGTTCCCGGTCACCTGCCGCAGACGAAGGGGAGAATCGGAATCGTTGCTCATCGCGTTCGGATCGCAAACGGGGAACGCGCGCATCTCATCGCCCGCATAGCTCCAGCGGAAATTCGGCGACGTCGCCACTGGCTCGCTCGAAAATGTTCCGCCGTGGAAAGCGAGCGAGCCGCCCACCACGAGCGGATACGGAAAAGCGCCCGGAGCCTGGTAGGAGCTCATGAATCCGAGGTAGGCGACGGTGAAAACGCTCGAGACCTGAGCGACCACGATCACCCGGCGCCCATTCGCGACGAACCAATACGGGATCGTGGAATTCCAGAGCGGAAGGATCGGCGAACACTTCGTCTGACCAGGCCCGCCCACATAGCCCGGCTGATTCTGGAACGTTAGCGCGGAATCGAACGCCTGAAATCCGCCGAGCCGCCAGTCGAAGTAATCGCCGGTGACGTTCGAAAACACCTGCGCGCCCACGATGATGGCGTCGAGTCCTCCATTGCCGGGAGCCTGCCAAATCATCTCGAAGCCGCTGGTGCGGCGGAGCGAAGTCCACGGCGGACAGACCGCGAAGGTGAACGCGTCGGTCGCGACGAACGCCGTCCCGCCTGCAGTGATCGTGAAGTTCGTCTTGGTCGAAGTGAACGCCGTGCCGACTGTGCCGGTGCCGAGTGACCCCGAGACAGAACCCACGACGCCGAACGCCGTCGAGCTGGTGAACGTGACGGTGATCGTCTCGGCGACCGATGCGGAGCCGCCCTGCGCGGCGATGGTGCCGTTGCCGGTGCCAACAAAAGTGGGCACGAGCGCCATGCCGTTCGTGGTCAGGAACGTGTCGAGCTGATTCAGCAGATCGGTGTAGCTCGATGCCGTTCCGGTTTGCAGGCTCATCCCTGGCTCCTTCCGAGCGCTTTACTCGCGGCCTTCGGATTGTTGGTGATGTGGTCGAGCACGATGCGGCCGGCGTCTTTGCTCTGCAGGTGCTGCAGGATCAAACCCTTGTCGAGACTGATGGCGACATGCGCCGTGCCGCTCGCACCAGGCGCGCCAACTGATCCCACCAGTCCGCCCTCGGAGAATTTCGGGAGAGCTAGACTCGCGAATGACGGCGGCTGCAGACCGCGGTTGATCGCATCCAGGCCCTGAACTCCGAAACGCGAGACGGCCTCGGCCTTCATGACGTACTCGCCGTCGGACAGGCGCGCGGGGATCGCATCGGCCTTCGGTCCGCCCGGGCCTTTAATCAGTCCGCCCTCGGCGTGGCCGCCGGCGAGACCCGCGAAAAATCCGCTGCCTCCGCCGTCGTCGGACGCGCCCGCTGCAGCCTTGGCGATTTTCAGGAGCAGGAGCTTGATGAGCATCTGCTCGATGGACTGGATGACGCTCGCGGCGAGCTTCTCGAAGGATCGCGCGACGGTGTTTGTGCCGCGCCCGACGGTTTCAAAAAAAGTGGTGAAACTGGAAGCGAGGCTCGAGCCGATCTGCTCCTGCAATTTTCCGGCGGACTCGCTGATGTTGTTTATGCCCACGACGGTCTGCTGCGCGGCGGCGACGTTGTCCAGGTTCCCGGTCTTCTGCGCGCCGGCGAGTTCGGCCTGGGCGTCCGCCTGCAGCAACGGCAGCCGCTGCTTTATGAGTTCGTTGATTTGCCTCTCGGCCTCGAGCGGCGCAATCTGGCCGGTCTTTTGCTGAATCTGGATTCCCTGCCGCTGCGTCTCGAACGCCTTCAGGTCCTGCTCGGTTTTTTTCTTCGCGTCGTCGTAGGCCGCGACCGCGAGCTTCAGCTGCTTCCACTGCTCGAGTTCGGCGAGCAGCTGGGTCCTCTGCGCGTCGTTTCCGCCGGCCTGCTCGATCTGCTTCTGGCGCTTCTGCGCCTCGGCCTCGATTTCGGCGCGCGCGGTTTCGCTGCGCTTGCCCTGCAGTTCGGCCAGCTGCTTCTCGAAGTCGAGCGTCTGCTGCTGGCTCTCGCGCTGCGCCTTGTTTTCCTCGGTGTTCAGCGCGTGGATTTTCGTTGAGGCGTTGATCTGCGCCTCGCTGATCCGCGCGTCGAGGTCCGCGACTTTTTCCTTCCCCGCGATTTGCTCGGCGAGAAGCTTGTCCTGCTGCGGAGAACCCGGGATCTGTTTCCCCGCATCCGCTCCGGCTTTATCCGAGGCAGCGAGCGCGATGGCGCGCTCTTTCTGCAAGATCGCGATTTCCTCCTCGGAGTCAGCCGCAGCCTGGGCTTTGCGCTTTTCGTAAAACTCCTTCGATGAAATCAGACCGTCGTCGTAGCGCTCCTTGTCGATGGCCTCCTCCTGCTTCGCGAACGCGCGGTGAATCGCGAGCTGGTCCTGCAGGATTTTTTCCTCGAGCGAGACCTGAGCCTTCCCCGCGGCGTCGCGCGGCTCGGCGATGATCGGCTTCTCCGCGGTCGTGTCGCCCTCGTCCGGCCGCAGATTCGCGATGCGCGCTTTTTTCCTCTTCTCCTCTTCCTCCGCCGATGGAAACAGGTTCGCGACGTCCGCCTTGATCGAATCGCGCAGCGTCGCATAGATCGCCTTCTGTTTCGCGACCTCCTGGTCCACGATGCCGGTCTGTCCCTTCGTCGCTGCGTTCAGCGTCTGATACGCGCCAATCAGATCACCCGTGCCGGCCTGCCCGAGCGCGATGAATGTTTTGGCGGTGTGGGTTTTGATCGCATCGAACGCGTCCTCGAAAAGAGTCTCGATGCTGGCCGCAACCGTGCCGAGCGTCTGGCCGAGCGTGAGGAAAGCGAGCGCGATGCCGCGCACAACGTCGCCGGCGTACTTGCCGATTTCCTGAAAATTCACGCCGCCCTGCTGCAGCGATTCGGCCAGAGCTTCCCCGACGTCGGAAACAGCCGGAAGCAGACCTGCCTCGAACTGCGTGGCCATTCCCTTCCCGGTGTCTGTAAGTTCCTGAATCGAAGCCTTCGCCGCGATGAAGGAATCGGTCGCACTGCGGTCGAGCAGGAGTCCGAGCTTAGACGTCGCCTCGGTCGCCTTGTCGAAACCCTGCGCGGCCAGAGCGTTCATCACCGGGATGAGCTCCGAGCCGCCCTTCGAAAAAATCAGCTGCGCGGCGGTGGACTTCTGAAAGCCGGCAGCCATTCCGCCGAGGCGTGAGGTGACCAGCTGAATTTTCTGGTCGGGAGACAGGCCGATGAAGTCCTTCTGCGCGATGTTGAGCAGAGCGAAAGCCTGCGCCGCCTTCTGGTTGCCCTGCTGGAATTCGGTGATCGATTTCGCTGCTTTGACCAGGCCCTTATCGACCGCCTCGGTCGAGACTCCCACGTCGCCCGCGACCTTGTGGAACACGCTGAGGGTTTGTGTCGTTAGGCCGGTCTTGTCCGCCATCTTGCTGATCCCAACGGCGGAGTCGAACGCGTCCTTCCCGATTTTCGCGAGACCGAGCAGCGCGCCGGCGGAGGCGATTCCCTCGAAGGCTCGCGCGAGCGACAGGCCGGACGCCGCGGTCTCGTCCTCCTGCTTTTTGAGGTTCTTCAGCTGCGCGCCCAGTTCCTTAATCGCAGCGGCGACACCCGTGTCCTCCGCTGTGAGCTTTACTTTGATTTCGGGAGCGTCAGCCATCTCACCCTCTCAGGACCCGCGGCACATCCGGCGGCTTCGTCTGGCGCCGCTGGTGCGGCGCGAGCGTGGCCCACACGAGCACATCGCGGTTGTAATTCGCCAGCGCCGCGTCGCGCATCGCCTCCAGGTATGCGAGAAACAAGTCCCGGAGCGGCCAATCAAAAACCTGAAACATCCGATCGCGGTCGAACTTCGCGACCACTCGAATCAGTTGCGTGAAGTCCCCGAGGTCGACTGCGCCGCGCTCTTTGTGCGGCGGCCCCTTCCGTTCGGGCTCGAAGATTTCGGGGAACTCTCCTGTGATCGTTCCCCGGATGAAAAAAAACCGATGACGAACCCCACGATCGCCGTACGCATCTGAGCCTTCTCTTTTTCGTCGGTGATCGCGGCGAAGCAGGTTGCATTGCGGTCGGCCTCCTCACGCGTCCAGGCCTTGCCCTCTTCGGTGAGACAGCCGGCGAGAATTTGCTGCGTGCGCCCGGAGAGCAGGATGGCGGTGAGCAGTTCCTCGGCCTCCTGCTCCTGCGTGAATTTTTTGCCCTTCGACGCGACGAGCACGTCAAGGACGCCGGCTCGACGCATGTGGCCGATGATGTAATCGTCCTGATTTGCGGTGAGGGACTGCGAGATGCCTACAAACTTGCGGCCTGCGAGCGTGAGCTCTTCCATTCATTCCTCCGGGTTCGGACCCGCTGACTTCGAAACAAAAAGGGAGAGCCGCTTCGCGGCGGCTCCCCCAAACCTCCCATTCCTCCCGAGCACCGGAACGCCGCTTTGCGCCTGGTCCCGCCTGCCCCGGGAAGTCCGTCCTTACGCGATGCCCACCCCGATGAATGTGTACTGGTAGAAATTCGCGTTCGGATGGTTGGCCGTGTCGTCGAGAATGTTCCCGTCGAGCGACCAGTTGCCGTAGTCGTCGGCGATGAGACCGAGTTGCCCGTTCGGGTTCAGGTTCACGCGCCAGATGTCGCACGCGATGGACTGGCCGTCTACGGGGTCCGGCGAAAAATAAATATGGCCCTGCACGAACGGGATCGTCGCCGCCGCAACCTGGTCGAAGCTACCGACGAGGGTGTGGTACGTGATCGTGACCGCGTGGCTGGCGATGGTCGAGCCGGCCGGGATGTAGAAAATTCCCTGGACGGGATCGAGGACGAGATAGTCCGTGCCGAGCACGAGCGTGACGGAATTCGACATCAGCACCGGAGGCGTGCCCACGTTGTCGATGTTCATGTTCAACGTTTTGAAGTAGCGGCCGATCGCGTTCGGAGCCTGCGCCGCTGAGATCAGCGTCTCGGCCGTGAACGTCGTCGCCGTCGTCGCCAGAGTTGTTTTCCCCGCCGACATCTGCGCGATGGCGATGTGGTCGGACGAGAAGTCAGTGCCGGTGATGGTGACTTTCGGCTGGCGCTTTTTCACCGCAGTCGCGATGAGCGTGACGTTTTTGTTGAGGCTCTGGTAGAGCTCAGCAATATCGTCTTTCAAATCAATTTCAAACTTTGTGCAGTTGCCGAGATGCTTAAACACTCCGGTCGGGTTCCCGTTCACATCGAACTGGTCGAGCAGAATCGAACCCTTCCCGAGCATCGGGATGTGCGGAATTTGATACTTAATGCTCATGACTGTCCTCCCTTAGCTTTTTGAAGTCGGATCGAGCCTGCTCGTCCGGTACTTGACCGTGATTCCCCACTTCGCTGCAGCGACCGCAACGTCACCCTCGCGGGAAACCCACACGGTCCTGCCTTCCTCCACGCCGCTCGCGAGACCGCCGAAACTTTCATCGGCGAACACCGCGAGAGCCGCAAAAACGAGCACCGGGTCGAGCGCCTGGTCCGGCGGGACCGTGCTCGACCCTTGTGCCCTGCATTCGATTGCCAGAGACAGCTGCCGCTCGGTCAGCGGAGATCGGTAGACCTGCGCTGCGAGCGGCTTCGGGACGTCGTCGTCGGCGTAAACCATGATCGCCGGCAGGCTGTCCTGCTCGATCGGCCTCGTCCTTTCGCGATGGATCGTGAGGCCCGCCGGCGGATTCGGCTGGTCGGTGAGCGCCGCCACGAGAGCCAAAATGATCTGTTCGCGAATGGACGCTGCCAAAATTCCCCCTAGTCGTGTTCCGCGTGCGCGTGGATCACGACCACGTCTCCGGCCGCGCCATCGTTTGCGATAACCACGGTCACCTTGTTCACGTCCCGCGTGAATCCGAGGACGGAGTAAACCGATGGGTCCGCCGGCGCGATTACCTCGACGTTCTGATCCGCGGTGTAATTCAGGTCGAGAAACGGCGAATCCCAAACCACGTCGATGCTGGTGAAGCCGGAGGAAACGTCGTTCGCCGTGATCGCGTATTGAACCCGCTTCGTTTTCACGATGCGAGCCGCGCCAGCCGGCGTTTTGTCGGACATGGACGTCTCCTCCCCTGCAGAGTTGCAGCGCGCCGCCTAGCCTCGGTTGAACTGGAACGTGATCGAAATCCCCGCTGCAGTCGCATCCGCTGAAGCCTGGTTCGCAACAGTTAGCACGTCGCCAGCTGCGAGTTCAGTTGCGGCCGCAAACGCGAAGGTCCCGGTCGTTCCCGCCACGCCAAAGGTGATCGTGCCGATGGACGTGCCGTTTTTCTTGACCGTCAGAACGGTGGACGCCGTCGCAGCGACCGCGAGGACGGCCTTCGAACCCGGCGCGTTGATGGCAAATCCCATCGCGCGCGTCGCGACGAACTGAGCGACGACTGCGGAATTCCCAGGCGCGCCCGGGAAAAAGTGACGCACGTCCTCATTGTTGTGATCGAGCAACTTCGCGTCGATGGCATCGAGGTTCGCTGCCTCGTTCGGCACGCCGGCATGCTCGCCTTCCACTTCGTTCTCGCCGTGCTGCGGCCTTACCAGGCCGAGAAAAGGTGTTTTCAAAACGACTGTCATGAGTTCCCTCCTCCGAAATTTTTAGCTGCCGAGCAAAAGCTTGGTTAGACCGCCATCCGATTCGCGAAGCCGCTCGCGCACCGTGAAGTTCTTCGCTCCCACCACGACGGCCTGGCCGATCGCGGCGTTTGGAAAAGCGGAGGACTGCACGGTGAGCGTCGTCGCGGTGGCCACGACTTCGCCGCGCTGGTCGTCATGCACGAGGATCTGATCGGCCTCGTCCAGCAAACCGACGCCGGCCACGCCTCCGACTGTGATCGCGACGGACATATCCGCCATCAGAGCGGGAATGTCCGCATCGCCGAACGCCGGAGCCGTGGACGGTTGCGGCATTTACTTCGCAGCCTTGACCTTCGGCGGCGCGCCGGCGACCTGCTTCGTTTCCGGGTCGCGATTGGATGGAGACTCCATCCGGTTGACGCTCGTCTCGGCGTCCTGCGGGTCGATGTGCTCCGCGGAACCTTCGCCCACGAGCCGCTGCGCTAGAGCGTTCGGCACTTCGTGGACCGAGCCTTTCTCGGCGTGGGTTTTATTCAGGATGATCGAACGGGTGAGCCTGAGCTTTTTGGTTTTGCTTTCCGTCATACGAACCTCTCTCGTTTTGCGGCAAAGGGCGGGATCGCTCCCGCCCTCGCCGAGATTTTCATTGCGCCGCGCCGGAGCGCGGGAAGGGTTAGACGGTCGCTACTGCCGTGGCCACGACGAACGCCGTGGGGTACTTCAGCGTGACGTCGGTGAGCATGAACGTGGTGAGTTCGATCATGCCCTGCTTCTTCAGGCGGTACGGGTCCACGACTAGCTCGAACCCGCTGCCCCACATGCCGATGACCATCGTCTCGAAGATTCCACGGATGAGCGTGTGGAGGCTCGAGCCGCTGCCCTTCGTGCCGTTGCTTGCGACCTGGTTCGATGACGCGGCCTTGAATCCGTCGACCGTGTTGTCATCCGCCCAGATCGGCAGACCGATGGTGTTCCCCAAACGAGCGGTGCGCTTCAGCGAGGACTTCACGCCGGGCGTGGTGAGCCACGCGCCTTCGCCGAGCTGGTCGGCGTTGGCGTCTTCGAGTTTCTCGCTCATGATGACGATGTCATCCCAGGCAAGAACCCCGCCGTTTCCGCTGTCGGACTCGACGACGTAGGACTGAATGCCGGAAGTCGAAACGATTCCGACGGGCTGATTCGAGCCTCCGCCCACAATCGCGACGGAGTCGATGGCCAGCGCCTGATCGCGCGCGAGGTCTTCTCGCACGAGGGTGTCGACGTCGATGACCGCCTGCGCCAGCAACTGCCGCGAATACGAGCTGGAGCTCTGGTAGGTCTTCGGCGAGCTGGCGATTGACCCGAGCGTCAGCGCGGAATCGGCGACGTCGGTGCCAGGATTTTCACCCACCCACGAGCCAGTCGCGCGCCCGGTTTGTTTCGGGTAGGAGACGTTGTCCTTCAGTCCTGCGATGGTGCGAGCGCCGAGCTGCTTCACGCGCATCTGGTTGTACAGGAACTGAATGAACTCGCCGGGCTCGGTGAACTTCAGCGTTTGACCGGCCGTCGCGTTTCCCGAGTCCAGACCCGCGCGGGTTTGCTGCACGCCGCCGTGCTCGCCGAATCGCTTCGTGAGATCGGCGGTCCATGCATGGCGCAGAGACCACGGCACGAACAAACCGCCGTGACGCGAGCCGCGCCAGTTCTTCTCGATCTCCTGCGAGACTTCCGTCTCGAAGGAGTTGAAGCGCTTCGCGCTGCCGGACTTCGAAGCTTCATCGTTCGAAATCGCGGTCATGATCCCGCGCGCGAGGTTGTAGTTCCGCTGCTCTTTGTCGGTGAGCTCGAGGCGGTCCTGATTTTCGGCCGCTGCGGGCGTGCCCGGCTTACCGGCGCCGTTGCGTTTCGCAACTTCGTCGAGACAGATGCGCGAGAACTCGTCGACTGATCTCCCTTCTTCGACGGCTTTCGCGACCACGTCGTGCTCGATGTTGTGGACCTTGCCGAGCCGAAAGATTTCAGCGGCGGCGGCCCGTGCATTTTTCTGATGCTGTTCCACTGTGATTACTGGTTCCACGGTGACCTCCCTTAGATTCGGCTCGGAAGCCGGATTTGGTTCTGCTACTACTGCACTGCGAATCGAAAGCGGGTACAGCCTGTCCCCGGCCTTGCGGTCGTTGCCCACAGTCGGATCGGCGGGGACGCCGACCGAACTCACCTCCATCGGGGTCCACTTCGTCGCGCGGTACGTGTCGCCTTCCTCTTTCGAGGATTTGTCGAG